GATGCTAGATTTGAGCATGACATCGAAGTTAATGGCGATGGTGTTATTGCTGAGATTAGAACATCACAAACAACAGGAACATTCAACTTAGTTGATGATACTACATTCGTTGGTACATTGAACTTAGGTAGTCAGGTTACAACTGCATACTTATTCAATGATAGCACAGCAGATCAATTCATACATATTGGTCGTTCATCTGAGCATAGTAACATATGGTTAGGTGTAACACCTGATAGTGCTGGAACTGCAATTTCTAAGGTTGAAATTGGTGGTGCATATGCTAACACTAACGAAGACCTATCATATACCAAGATCAAGACCAGAAACTTCAGAGTTGATGGTGATATGTGGTTAGGATTCCGCAGAGTAAGTGGTGATACTGTTGAACTTAAGTCTCAAGCATCACAGGTTGACTTCTTCTCCAACTCTGGAGGACCTTCAATCATTAACTTTGCTACTAACGCATCTGAAATTAACATTGCTGGTCAGGGTGGTGTTACTACAGTCAACAACCAGTTAGAAGTTATTGCATCTGCTAAGTTCAATGGCGATGTACACATGTGTGGTGGTGTTGCATCATTCGCATTTACTGGTGGAAGAGCACAGCTAGGAACAGATATAGTTTCACATGAAGATGGTATTATATCTCAGTCATTATTCAATAAGAACGTTGACATCTTAAATGTACTCGTAAAACAGACAAACGAAGAAGGATACAACCAAATTGATACTGCTGGTGCAGGACTATGGGGTGGAACATCATATCAGAACTCAGTCAATACTGGTGGAACAGTTGAACCAATTACATTATCTGCTCTATCTGGCGACGAGTTTTACTTACCACTTAAGTTCGCTCCAGTCAAAGCAAATGGTGATCCATACTTTGGAACTAATGACTACATCATAGTTGATAGTGCAGTTGTTGGTACAGGATCATCAGCAACAGGTCATCCAGAGATTCTACAAATCGTAGAACTTACAAGAATAAGTGAAGCACCATACTATGTTAAAGTCAAGAGACGTCCATTCGGTGCATTTGGTGGTGTATTAAGTAATCACGTTGATACTACACCAATATACAAAGTCAATGTACAGTTTGATGCTACATGGACAGAGCAAGTACTTGATAATGATAGCAGTGCAACTGACCCAGTATATCTTTCAGAGTTTGGTGGTAGTCTAACAAGCAATGATTACATCATTGTTGACAGAGATGATTCACCAAAAGTTCCAGAATATATTAAGGTTATTACATCTCTTGCAGAACAGCAACAGAAGTTTAGAGTTTCTAATTGTGCTGATCCAGATGAGGATGTATTTGTAGTTAACTCTGTAACTGGTGAAGTACAGATTGGTAATCCAAATATACCAGGTTCAGTTCTAACACTTAACTCATCACTTAAAGTAGATGGTGGTTGTGGAACTCTAGGTGAAACTGTATTTACAGGAGATGCTGTTGCTCAAACAAATGTTATCTCTAATGTATCAGTCACAACTTCTGGTAAGACAATTGCTGATATTCAAAAAGGTGATGTCATATCTGTAATTACAGATTCATCTCCATTCAGTATGTTACAAGATACTGCTGTTGACTTTGTGTTTGGCGGTGCTATTTACTTAACAGAAAAAATTATTGGTGCATCAGCATCAACTGGAATTACATTTAAAGCAAGTAGGAATGAAAGACTTACTACAAATGATGGTAGTGGTAATGTTACATTCGATGTTGATACATGCTCAGGTACAACAAAAATCGGAACACATGCTGGTAGATTTGACGTCAACTTAGCATGGTCAAGTGCTGCTGGAATTCTTACAAATGCTAATTTACCAGCAGAGTTGAATCTAGATGATATAATCACATATGCTTACTACGCAGATCCACAGACAATACAGGCAAATGGTCCTAGCACAACTATTATATCAACTGCTGTTGGTAACAGTGCAACTGTATTACAAATTGCAGTTCAATCTCTTGGAGAAGGAACTGGTAAGTTTGCGATAGGAGACTTAATTGCTGTAGGACCTCTAGCATCATTCTCTAGTGATACTGGTCAAATTGAATTTATGACAATCACTGATGTTGTAGATGGAACGAATACAATCGTTGCAACTAGAGCTCAGGAAGGAACAGTCAATATGAATCATCAGCAATCTGATGTTGTTAGAAGAGTAATCAAACATGAGAAACAATCCCTAGTAGTTGACGCTCAAATCAGACAGAGACAGGTAGCGGGAGTTTCAACCGATTACTTATCTGTAATTCTAGAGAGAGGATATATCTCACAATCTAAACTTGATTACAAACAGTGGTTGAGATTTAGAAATACATCTACTGGCACTGAAACTCTTGGAGTCGTAACTGGCAGACTATATGGTAAGACTCATATGTCTGTGATGAATGAGCAAAAAGGAGATGGTGCTAAGTCATATAGAGAGGGTAGTCTTGAGGTAACTGATAACTTGACACTAGCGGGTGGTAACTTCGTAATTTACGATAGTGTTAAACAGACAAAACTATTCCACTTTGTTAATGATGACGGACATGCTGATCACCAAGGTCTACTATATTGGGATGCTGGTGTACTTGCTAGAGGAGACTTCTTCTTATATCCATCAACTTGCCCAGAAAACGTTCTTCTAACATTAAGTTGCACACCATCATTCTCAGTTGATAACTTAGGTAATGTAACTGCTCAGAATTCACTTACTATTACAGGTACTGCATCAGCATCACCAACAGAGTCAGATGTATTCTCAGTACAAAATCTTGGAGTTGGTGGTGGTAGTGAATATACTATCAAGCAAGATCGTTCAATTGATGCATTTGGATTACAAAACTTCACCACATCAACTGGTGCAAGACATACAAGATACTTATCCGCAGCATCACCAGAAGCAGATCTAACATTGATTGCAAATATAATATACATGGTCAATGTTCAGAATACACAAACATTAATCGTTACATTACCACCAGCACCACAAACAGGTGACGTTGTAAGAATGATTGATGTAGGTGGTAACTTGAAGTATGACACAACATTAGTCGTCAGAACTCCTGAGACTAGTGGCATACCAATACAAGGTGACTCAACAGGAACACTATTTGGAGATAGATTAACTCCATATCCATCTGGTGAACTTGTGGTTCAAACTCCTAACGCAGCATTTGCATTAGTATATCTTGGATCAACTGATAGTAATGATCAAATCGGCATCCCAACCAGCGTACAAGGTTGGTGGTTAATGGAGGTATAATAAATGCCAAGTTACAATCGGATAAAAGCACAGAAAGCTAGTCCAATTGGTACAATCATGCCATGGACTGGTAGTACAAGTGAGTCAGCATTATCTGCTGACTCTGTACCAAAAGGTTGGATAGTATGTAACGGTGCTCAACTTAAAGCAAAAGATTATCCTTTGTTAGCACAGATATTAGGTAATGAGTATGGTCCTATCACAGAACCAGGTCAACCATTTGTTGGTATAGCAAATTCATATCCATCTTATGACGATGATGATGTATTTAATTTACCGACTTTAAGTAATCAAGCACTTATAGATTTAGAGGGTAACCAATTAAGTGGACAAGAATTATCCATTATTGGAACTTATATTTCAAAAAATGGATTTGAAGGTCAGCAACCATTATCAAATGTACTATCATATATTGATGTACAATTTCAAGCACAGGTTGATGCTGAACTAGCAGGAAAGATAAAAGGTCTTACTCTCGAACCTCCATCATACTTTGATACTATCAGAACTATACGTAGAAAACTAGGTACTGAGCATACTGCTACACATACACATCCAAGACCACCAGGAGACTTTTATCCATCAGCAGAATTAGGTGGTGGATATATTGGACTATTTGATGCAGGGTATTTTGAGGTTGCAAGTTCACAATATACAACAGGATCAGATAAAGGTGCCAGCGATGCTGAACCACTAGCAGATAGTTTTGCACCTGGCACAGTTACATGGACTGCACATGACACTGCTGTAAACTCATTTCCAACAATGGGAGTCCATCGTCATTATGGTGCAGAATCTAATGTGATTCCATCAGTGCCAACAGTTCCTAGAACAGTAAATCCATATGGACTAACGATTGGTTATCAAGATGATAATACATGTATTACAAATGTACAACAACCAGGTGTTACTGCTCCATTTCCACCACCTGGCACATATCTAGGACGAAGAAACTATTATGTATCTGATCAAGTTCCAATAGCAAGAAGGGGTAATGGTGTAACTCCTCCAGCTACTGATGAGCAAGATTATTATGGCGTACCTCCAGAGGCAGTTGGTAGAGATTTTCCATATCCTACCACGTTAAATCATGACGCTGATGCTTTTACTGCTAATTCATTAGGATCTCACAATCATTTTACCATTGATATAACAATGACCAATGGACAAATGAATTTGCCTAGCACTATACTCATAAATAATATGACTACTGGAAACTTAGAACCAATAGACGTAGACAGAGGATTGAGCGTACAGATTAATCCTAACACACCATCCTTAGTCGTACTGTATATCATCAGAGCATACTAATGGCAGTATTATATTCAAAAGAAAAAGGAAAATTAGGAACTCTTACTGGTTCTATTATAAACTGGTCTAATCAATTAACATCAGCAGACCCAGAGGATCCTACTTTATTACAAACTCTTCCTGCTGGTTATTTGAGATGTGATGGTGCAGTCTATCAAGCAGAAATATTTCCAGAACTTGCTCTTATATTAGGCGTAGGTATAAACTGTAGATATAAAAAACCAGATACAGATTTACTTGATAATCAATTTCAAGTACCAGATCTTGGGTCAAAGTCAACTAAAACATCATTTTCATCAAACTTAGGAACTTATCTTGACACATATTTGAATAATGACGCAGGACAAGAGATAACTAAATCTGGTGTTGGATTAGAGGTGAATAGTAATATTGGTACAACATTTGAAATCCAATATCAAGGTAATTTCTTCTTACCATCACAAACTATTGAAATAACAGGTCAACCTGGTTTTGCTAGATCTAGTGGTAACTACACAGAAGAGACAGAAGTATTACACACAGCATTTCAACCACATGCTCACTTCCATGATGGTAGACGATCAAGAACTGCATCGTCAGTTAGTGAATTTGGTTTGTTTGGAAGAAACTCATACACATCTAAATCTACCTTGTGTATCATACCATGGACAAATAATACAAGACAAGAATTATGTAAGGCAGCAGCATCTAGAATAGTTGCACAAAAACAAGCTGCTAGTCCACAAACAAACGGACAAAATACACATACAGTTACTTGCTTTGGACTTTTTAGTACTCCTCCTCCTGAGGTTCACACATGGTTTGGTGCATGTTGGTCAGGATGTAACTTTGATGAACAATCTAAATGTTTGATACCAGGTGACATTCCTGAGCAAGATATTAATGGTAATCTAACTGGAAACATATTGCAATACGAATGTTCTACTGCTGGTACACAGTCAAATACAGCATTCCCTATCTACATAGATGGTGGTGCTCAATCATCACAATGTGGTAACATCGTTTATAATGGTGAAATGTCTGGTAAAACTGATAATAAATGTGGTATTGGTGGTGCATTATATACACAATTTGATAGTGCAATTAGTGGTACTAACGCATATGCAGCGTTAACGCCAAACTATACACCAAACTTAGTAGCAGCAGCAACTCAGGTGCCATTTGATGGAACAGCAAATACTGTTACATTTGGTGCTCTTAATAATGTTGTTACTGATATTGAAGAATTTGGTAATGAATGTATACATAAACATTTACTTCCTTTCAATCAAGATCCACACACATTTAATGTGGTGACAAAACCAACATATATTCCTGGTGGTAATATAACATCAACACTTAATATTGAGGTAAATACAGAAAATAAATCAGATGGTTACATACAACCATTTCTCGTTCAAGAATTTTTAATCAAGTATTAAAATGGCAACATACAGGAATTCATTCGATAATTATTATTCCGATAAGACTGGTAACCACGCTCCTGTCGGAACGATTCTTCCTGTTTTTGCTGACGTAAATCTTGCTGCAAATGACCCAGAATATACATATCCACAACATTTATACTGTGACGGTAAAGAACTATTAATTCGTGACTATCCAGAATTATACAGCATCATTGAAAATAGATATGGTGGTGGCGAAAGTGTGGCAAAAACACAAAACAATCAACCAGGTGGATTAAGAAGATCATATATTATAAACAATAAATTATTCTTTCAATTTTATTATGATTCTACTAACGACAAGGTAAATGTAAAGAGACCATATCCATATGGTTCGGTGTTTAGATTTTCAACAGCAACTAATGCATTTGGTGCATTTCCAAGTGCTGGTATATTTAATCAGAGTACATTTTATGGATTAGAACTACCAACTGAAGATGTCACTGCACAGGCACAGACAAATGAATTTGCATATGAGTTGACACTACCAGATACTGTTGACCTATCAACTGTTACACCATCAGACTATACAAAAAATTTCACAGGTAGTGATACACATCCTCTTATTATAATACAAAAGTCATTCTCTTTCTTAGACTATCCATATAATATTGGAACATTTAATCTACCAGATTACAGACAGAGAAAGATACTTGGATTTGGTAACGTAAACGGAGCAGGAACATCAACACCAGAGAATGCAGTCAACAACTTTGTTGGACAGACTGGTGGACAGTGGTATATCGCTAAGAACACATTAATTGATAGTGGTGAATTCTTTGTTATTGGTGATGTTAAAACTACAGGATATGCTGATATAACTGCTGACATTGCTGCATATCTTACAGGAACTGTCAAGTATCAGGTAGGACCTATGGATGATTATGTTTTTCCATTCCCTCCTACACATGGTCACAGAATGTTATCTGTAGAGGTGGATGAGACAAAACTAGCAGAACAAGGAGCTACAGAAGCAGATAAATTCGCAGTAAATTATATTAATAGTAGAGCAAACGTTAATATATTTGAACCAAATGGAACTGCTGGTGGTGCACTTGGTCACTCCCACGGTTTAATAGGCACACCATTACAGAACTCACAGACAGCGACATATGGTAATACTAATGGTATCGGTGAAACAGCAGGAACTACAGGTGATCAACAGTATCAGTACATGGTATCAGAGTCAGAAAGTATAGTTGTAACTGCAATGACATATGATTCTAATACTGGTTATATTACTGTCAATACAGATGGTGCACATAATTTATCAGTGGGTGACATCGTAACTGTTAATGGTGCACAACCATTAGATTATAGTGGTAATTTTACAGTATCAGCAGACACATTCTCAATTGCAAATTTCAATGTATTACCAAGAGATGGTGAAATACCAGCATCAACCCCTGCTACAGGTAATATATCAGTTAAATTAGCAAATGGTTATTTTGTTGACACAGAATTACAACTACCACCAAGAGCATATGTGGTTGATACTAATACATTAGTTGGTGGAAAACAAGTAGTATATGATATACCTGGCACCTCTATTACTATCAAAGAAGAAACACTTAGTGCACCAGGTGCAGCTGTTGTAACATCACCTCCTGCCAGTGCGGGAGATGTTACTGGAACTTTCATTACAATGAGAGCACCAGGCGGTGGTGGTGCAGATAGTGACACAGATGGAGCAAACGCAGGATATGCTGAGGTAGGTGTAACAGTCAATGGTAATTTTTATATTATCAAAGTTAATGGTGGACAAGGTGGAACCGCAGGAAATTCTGGTGGTGCAGGAGGAGCAGGAGGTAGTATTGAAGTACCACAGGCATTATTAGACATTGAGGGAGTTGTAGTTACTTCTACTGATGGAACTGATGGAGAGGATGGTGGTGACACTGGTAATGGTACTAATGATACACTAGGTGGACAAGGATTTGGTGGAGGTGGTAATGGAACTGCACAGATAAAAAATCAAACAACTACTGATCCAGTACAAACATATACATCAAATGGATCATGGACTATACCAGCGGTAGCTAATAATGAGATTGGTAGAAATATAACTATCGAACTATCAGGTGGTGGTGGAGGTAGTGGTAATGCTAACGCTAACTCTGGATGTACATCAAATTGGCCAGGTTGGCCGACATCAACATCAGGTAAATCTGGTGCATGTGGTGGATATGGTGGTAGAGGATCTTTATTAACTGGTACTGGTAGTTGGACATCGGGAACTTTAGATTGGCAATTAGGACAGGGTGGTAATGTTGGTTTCAACAGAAGATCAGGAACCAGTGGAGCTGGAACACCAGGTAATGACCCTGCCACAGGACAACCATGGGGACCTCCATGGCCAGGTGGTGTTGGTACAGGATATGAACCAAGTGGTAACTCTGCTGCTGTAGGAGGTGCATCAGGAGCACTCTCTGGTATTGGTGCACAGGGAGCATGGGGTAATGGTGCAACTGCTGGATCAGGTGGTGGTGTCTCAGGTTTGTATTATAATGGAGTTCTTATCGCTGGTGCTGGCGGAGGTGGCGGTGGCGGTGGATCAGGTGGTGGTAACAATGGTGGTGGAACTGTTGATGGTTGCTATCCTGGTGGTGACGCTACAGGACCTGCACAGGCACTTATCGCTACATCTGGAGTTTTAGACGTTGCTAATGGTGGAAATGGTTCATCAGGTGGATGCTCAGCTGGTGGTGGTGGAGGTGGTGGATCCGCCTGTGGTATTATCAACGCAACACCTGGTGGTGTTGGTGGACAAGCGGGTGTCGGACACAATGGTAATGGTGGTGGTACTGGTGGACAGAGAGGTATATCAGCATATAGGACAACATATTGGCAAGGTGGTGTATCTGAATCAGCAAGTGGTGCATTACCAACAGAAAATGGATATGTAAAAATAACATTCTCTCAGACTACAACATACTATGATGCTGTAGGTGGTGCAGGGGGACAAGGTGGATCAGCAACTATAATTTTACAGGGAGTAAATGCTGACGTTACAATGAATCTACAGGATATTGGTCAAGGTGCTGGTAATGCTGGTGATGGTCTTGGAGGAGAAGTAGTAGTACAATACTATGGACAAGAAGAAGGAACACAAGTACCTGGCGATATTACTTCACCAGCAGGAAAATATTATGAATGTGATAGCAGTGGAGATCCACAAGGATCACCATATGATGCAAATGTATGGTTATCATCAACAGATGATGGTATTAAACAAAGACAATTTGGTCTAGGTACAGGAAACAACACTGGTTTTTCTGGTGGTACTGCTATACCATTTAATACTAATTTAAAAATAAATCAATATATAGCATTTACTGGCAGTGCATCAGATGCAGGGGGTAAGAGACAGTTAGAGGTAGGAACATTTGATTTAACAAATGCTAACGCAGTTAGATTTACTGTAATCAGAGGTAGTAATCAAAATGGTGGAGAGAATCCAGATCAAGCAATTAATATATTCTATAAGAAAGGAACATCTAACAATGTCACATTATTCAGTCAAGTATTATTAGCATCAAACACTAATGCTAGTTGGCAAGTGGTCGATCTTCCTATTGCTGAGGGAGATAATTTAAGAGATACTGATATTACTCTGATCCTAGAACAGGATCGAGGACCTGTATATCAAACAGCAACAGAAACAGACGATAATTATGGTTTAGGTGCAATTACATTCTTCTATGATCCACAATTAACTAACACATTTGTATCTACTGGTGGTGCAACAATGCTAGGAAACGTAGATTTGGGTGGACAACCTATTAATTCTGATGATGGTATTGATCAAGTTAGAAGAGAAGTATCAGCAGTACAGGCAGCAATAACAGTTACTGATGGCACATTTACAATGTCATCATCTACACCTATAACTACAATTGCAACTTCAACTGCAGAGAATGACATTCCTCTCATCACTAAATACCATAGGGTAAAGTATTTAATTAAGGCATTATAAATGACAACTATAGCATCACCATCAGAAACATCACTATACTTGAATGCCTTTGACAAGACTATTCAGTATGACGGTGTAATAAAAACTATAGATGATGATTATTGGGCTAGTGACATAGTTCCAATATTATATCCTCTATGGGATTCTGATAAGGACAAACTAGAGTTATTCGTGCAGTATAAAGATGGTACTTCAAAGATGAATAAGACTAAGTACCAACGTAATCAGAAAGATGGCACATATAAATGGGTATCATATCAATTTGACTTGACACCATTTCCAACAGAAGTAAATGATTTATATACCAGAGTAATTGACAAGTGGACAGAATATAGAAGAGGACAAGAGAATGATATGGAACGTGCACTAGCGTCAGCATTTGCACAGTCTACAATACTCAATTGGACTAAGGTTTCACTAATGAGAAACTTCTTATTAATGGACAGTGACTGGACACAGCTCGGCGACGCTCCTATATCTGCAGAGGATAAAGCAAAGTGGGTGACATATAGACAGAAACTAAGAGATATACCACAAGACCAAAAAGTAATTGCTGCTAACTCAGTACTATTTCCAATCACACCAGCAAAACATGCTAAGTTAGGTGATGGAAAAACTTATCTTGATGATGTATCACATTTCTATACTATACCACAGTCAGTATACAGTAAGTTCTCAAACAGAATTGTAACCTATCTTGCACTCGCAATAGGTACAGCATCAATAGATGAAATGCCTGTCAATTATATAACAGGACCTAATATGCAGTCTGGACTAACAACTGTCAAACCAACTACAGGTTCAGATGATCTTGATGAGATACTCAAGATGATTGATGCGGGTGACTTCGGAGAATAATTATGCCATTAATATCATTAAATCCAAAATCTAAAGAGATGCTAGTTGCTGATTATGCAAAGGCAACTAACAAATTTGTACTGGTAATTGATAACACCAAATATCATACACTTGCAGCAGATAAGAAAGCAACTGTACTTGCATACTATGATAGTATCATACCAGAGGCAGAGATTGATAGAATATTTGAACTAGAATACACATACTATTATTTCAATCAAGAATTAGCAGCAACAGATGCTGCATACGACTGGTTTCCACAACCACAGAACTTACCAGACGCAGATCATTATATAAAAGCATACGTTATAAGACCAAACGGTACAATACCATACGAGAACGCAGATCCTACACCGCCAGGTTGACAACCTCGAAAAGTGTGATAGAATAGGCGTAGTTATCACTCATCAATGAACGTACCAGACCCTTGGATGCTTCAGCACATGCAATTACAAGCAATACTCAGGGATCATCCAATTCCTGCTGATCAAATGCAGTATCTAGGAGAAAGAGAATACACAACAGAATATAATGCACACCCAGAGTATCATGGAAAACAAATGCCATGGTATTTAATTGGTGGTCAGCATGAAGTTCCAGTTTGTGACATTCAAGATGTTAC